CTTCCGGGACGCTCTGCTGAACACCGTTCTCATGCAGAACGCTTCAGCCATAACTGATCGAAACCATTTGCAATACTCATCAGGTTTTGCAATGGGTCAGGCCAGTCTTGTGAAGGTCATCGAAGTGATGGCCGACCAAGAATCAATTACGGGGCAGGATGATGATCCGGATTCTGCCACGAACACATAGGATCAAAGTTGCGGTTGTTGGTCTGTGCGGGCCAGCAAACGAGTAAAAGCACAACATGCCAGATGATACACTGAGTGCCGATGCAATGCTCGCATTGGCCAACGACTACGATGCCGGTGTCGATATCGACAGCCAGCCAAAGGAGCAGTCTACAACAACCAATGAGACAGCTCCGGTTGAGCAAGAGTCCTCCGATGCGGGGAACGCCGGCAAAGAGGTCGATGGTGGCGAGCAGGAGGTAGGCACCAAACCAGAGCCAGAAGCGAAGGCCGAGAAGAAGACCGAGCAGAAGGCTGAGAAGGAGAAGAGCAGCAGCAAGTTCGCCCAGGAACAGAACCGAAAGGCCAAGACCTGGGAGCAGATCAACGCGGAGAAGGAGGCCATCAAAGCCGAGAAGGAAGCGTTGAAGCGGGAGCGGGAGGAATGGGGCAAGCAGCGGGAGCAATCCACGGCTGCGGAGACCAACTCTTTCCGCGATGAGAAAGGCTACACGGCGGAGGACTACGAGGCTGCGGCCAAGGAGTTCGAGGCCGATGGCGATTCTCAGTTGGCCAAGGCAGCGCGAGCCAAGGCCGAAGGAGTCCGCAAGTCTGCAACCGAACGGCAGCAGAAGGCGCAGCAGGAGAAGTTCGCAAAGGCGTGGGCCGATTCCTACAACCGGTTGTCCGAGAAGGAGACCTGGTTGAAGGATCAGAACAGCGCCGAGTACAAGCGTACTGTCGAATTGCTCCAGAGGGTGCCCGTGTTGCAGTCGATGCCGGATGGACTCGTCCATGCGGTCGAACTGATGAAGCTCCAAGACTCAGCAGCAAAAGCGCAGTCGATCGAGGCCGAGAACAAGGCTCTGAAAGAACAACTCAACAAGCTCCAGCAGAAGACCGCTATTGGTAAGAGCATCCCGGCAGGACAACTCAAGGCTGAGGAGAAGGATTTCTCCAAGCTATCTCTCAAGGAGCAGAGGGAGGCGCTCTTAAGAGCCGCCAGAGAGTTCGATCGGGAAGCAAACTGATAGCACAACCACAACTCAAATATGCCCATCACTACTTCCGGTTCAACCGGCATTCAACTCCAGTTCCAGAACTACTTCAGCAAGGAGCTGCTCTCGATCGTCCAGCAGGAGACGATCCTCGATCAGTTCGGAATGAAGGCTCCGATCCCCAAGAACAATGGTAACAAGGCCATCACGATGTTCCGTTTCGGAGCGCCGAGCATCGGCAGTGTTCAGAACCTGACCACCGCTGGTGAAGGCACGGCCATCAGCTCCGCCAACTACCGCGCCCTTGTTCTCAACAGCCTGAGCAAGACGCTCTCGCAGTACGGTCAGGTGATCGGTTTGACCGACATCCTCCGCGCCACCGACCTGTTCAACAGTCTCCAGCAGGCCACCAAGACCTCTGGTCTGGACATGGCCCTCTGGGTGGACTCGGTGATCCGCAACACCCTGATTGGCTCCAACCTCCTCGCGAGCAATGGTTCCATTGGTTCCGCCGCCGAGGGTGCTGGCACGTTCGACAACTCCGACGCTTGCGGTAACAACACCTCGAACGCCAATCCTGGCCCTTGCGTGTACGGTAACCCCGCTACGCTTGTTGCTGCCAACCAGACGTTCACCGGACTCAGCACCGACACGACCGCTGCCAACACCACGATGACGGCGTCCGCCGTCCTCGATTCCATGACCCGCCTGAAGCGCAACCGCGCCCCGCTGATCAACGGCGGCTACGTGCTGGCCACCGATCCTCGTGTGGCCCGCGACCTCATGCGCGACAGCGACTGGTTGAACGCCTCGAACTACGGCAACAAGGGCCAGCCGTTCTACAAGGGCGAGGTTGGCTCCATCTATGGTTGCCGCGTGGTCACCCAGACCAACTCGTTCGTCAGTCAGGCCAGCACCACCACTGAGAACAACAAGTTCGTGTACAACCCCGCTGGTGGCGGTGGTCTTACCAACACCTCGGACATCATCGCTTCGTTCTTCTTCGGCAACGAGGCGTTCGGTATCCCCGCTCTGACCGGTGATGATCCGTTGTCACCGCGCATCGTGATCACCGACACCCCCGACAAGTCGGATCCGTTGAACCAGCTCGTCACCGTCGGCGTGAAGCTGTACTTCGCCACGCTGCGTCTCGCCGCCGGTAACACCAGCGGTACTTCTCCTGGGAATATCAACCCGGTGTGGTACCTCGTGCATCGGACGAAGACCTCCTCCACGCTGTAATATGCGACCCAGGAAGACGGCCACCATCATGGTGATCGCCGTCGGCCC